TACAATCTTACGATACAGCGTTTCTTAAAAAAGAAACAGCAGACTACTCAGCCATTACCACATGGGGTATTTGGTATCCGTCAGAGGATGAAGGAGCTAATCTAATATTATTAGATGCAGTTAAAGGTAGGTACGAGTTTCCAGAGTTAAGGCGCTTGGCCCTTGAACAATATAAATACTGGCAGCCTGAAACGGTGATTGTAGAGGCAAAAGCATCGGGTTTACCTCTAACATACGAGTTAAGAAAGATGGATATACCGGTCGTCAACTTCACACCCAGCAAAGGCAACGACAAGCACGCCAGAGTAAATGCTGTTGCACCCCTGTTTGAATCTGGTATGATATGGTGTCCTGAGCAAAAGTTTGCTGAGGAGGTCATTGAAGAATGCGCAGCGTTCCCCTATGGCGACCATGATGACTTGGTTGATTCTACAACTCAAGCTATTATGCGATTTAGACAAGGCGGTTTAATCGGTCACCCTGAAGATTATGTGGATGAGAAAACTGCTCAACGTAAACGAGAGTATTATTAATGGATGATTTAATTAAGATATTAATGGAGCTAATGCAGAAGGGCCCTAGAAAAAAGGGTGGTATTCTGGACACAGCTGAAGGCGTAGATTTTTTAGGTAGACAGTTAACTAAATCAGAAAGAGGAGATCTAACTCTCGTAGGTTCTAAACTAACGGACGCTAGTAGGTTTATCCCTTTTAGTATTAGAAACATTGGCCGTGATCAAAGGTACCTGAAGATAAATCAATACAAAAATGATTTAGAAAAATCTTTTAATAAGACTATAAAATTTTTACAACAAAACCCTGACATACGTTTAACAGCACAACAAAAAGATAATTTAATATATAATCTTGGTGTTTACAGAAGAGTTAGCTCAGAGAATACAAAATTAGAAAAAGGTATTATCGACGAAGGTAAAACATTAGAAGAAGTTAAAAAAGAAAGTTTAAAAACTGCAGATGTTGATGAATTAACTTTTGGTCAAGCAATGAGTAAAATTTTAGATCAATTAAATGATGTAAAAGATAAAGCTAAAAAAATGAAAGAAATTGCTGAGGAGGATGTTTTTACTCCAAACGTATCAAAAGCACAAGAAGAGAGACTTAAAAGACTTTACTATGGTAGAGCTTTTACAGGTAATGAGTCAAGGTATAGAGGACTAGGTAGTTCTTTTCTACCAAAACTACATGAGGCAGGTATTATAAAATTAGATGATACCATATATGAAAATTTAAAAAAAGGTGCACATCATTATGGTGGGTCCTTAACTTTTGCACCAGATCCAAATCGTATTTGGAGAAAACATTTTGGTGACGAGATATTTGATAAGTTAGACAATTTTAGAGCTGAAGATGGAGAAGATGTATTTGAGTGGATTAAAAGAAATAATATTAAACCAGTTACTGTAAAAGGACCAAAGTCTGCAACAGATTATTTACATCCTGTTGAAATAAGTCAGTTGTTGGCAGATGAACAAAGAGTATTTACCGCTTATAAAAATCCAAAAGCAAAATCAAGTAGAGATTATTTTAACATAGATGATCCAAACATGCAGATGGATAGAATAACTTTTCATGGAGAAAACATAAGATTTTTAGAAGAGTCATTACAAAGATTAGATCCTGATGCATACAGAGAATACGTTAAAATAAAACCAACAGCAGAAAGTCCAACTGTTGTACCTTTTAAAAAGGATGAAGGCATTGAACAAGTAGGTAAAGCGGGTGAGGGTCGATTTACTAAAGCACAAGTATTAATTGAAAGATTAAAAAAGACTATAAAAGAAAACCCTAATGATAAATATGTTCAAGAAACATTTCCTAATTTTGTAAAAGAAATAGAAAACAACCCCAAACTTGCTGATGATCCAAATGTTCAAGAAGCGTTTGGCATAACTGATTTATCGGAAACTACAGACCAAAGACTTGTTGAGTACCCAGATGGTACATTAGATTTCTATACTAAAGGTGGTCAAGGTGGAATGGACTCTGTGCAGTCATTAATGGATGAATTAGGTATTTCACAAGAAGAAGCATTAAGAATAAAACAATTAGAACCCGAAGATCAAATTTTAGAAATTACAAAACTTCGAACGTTAAAAGATAAACCTAAAAAAGCACAAGGAGGCATCGTTGGCTTACATATTTGATCCGATACGTAATACATTTGTAGATGACGAAGACAAAAGTCTTGGTAATAAATTTGCACTAATTGACATGGATAATGTCAACACTCCAGATTTAGATCAAACACCAGATTCAATTCTTAGACCTGGTGAAACGTTAGAAGATTTTGATGTAACATTTAGAAGACCTAATGCTGAAGGAGGTAGAATTAATCAACAGTCTGGAACAAATATTATGACTCTTAATTCTTTGTTTCCAGAAAAAGATCCTACAGACTTTGATAGTTTTAAACCATTAGATGTTCCCGGTATGGCTTTCCCAGTAGGAGCAACTATTGGTGGTATGAGATTAAAAGATACATTTTTTAGTAAAGATGATGATAAAAAAGATCTTGGACAATCTGATGATAAAAATAATCTTATACGTGGTAAGGGACCAGACGAGCCTGACCCTATAGATCAAGCCACGGAAAGTCTTCTTATTGAAGAAGCTGTTAATAAATTAAGTCAAAAAGAAGAAGAGCTTATTAGAAAAGCTCATGGTAGATTAACGTTTAAGGAAACGGATAAGAGCAAAAGAGACGATAGAACCGCATTAGCAAGAGATCTTAATTTACCTGTAACTAAAAGCGGTATGCTTGAAATTAGAAAAGGAGATTATCTTAAAAACAGATTACAACTTTTAAAAGATAAAGGTGTAAATTTTGATGGGTATTATAGTGTAGGAGAGATAGCTAATTTGTTGGGAACAAAATCAAGCACAGGTATAGGAAGTTATATAAAAGATAAAAAAATACCTTTTGTTAAAAGAACCTTGTTTAAAATGGTTAAGCTTAATGATTTTTTAAATGTATATCAAGGAACTAAAGAACGTATAGATGTTGCTCCAGACGTGGACGTTAGAACAAAAGCTAGAGTAGATTTTTTATCTGAAGCGGGTAAAGGTAGTTTTTATACAAAATTTAAAGATTTAAAAAAACCAAAGTTTTTACCAAAAAATGTAAAAAAAATTTACGAAAAATATAATTTAACAGAAATAGAGGGAGGACACCCCTTCCCCATAGAATTTTTTACTAAAAAATATGGTAAAGATAACACACTACAAGAAGATAGACAGTTTGATTGGATTTATAGGAACAGAGATAAATTGTTTGATAAAAATGATTTAGTTTTTCAAAGCAGAGATTTAAACACATTATTTCGTAACTCAATTAACGAACTTAAAAAACAATATAAAATATTATCTCCATTAGTTGATAAATATGAAGGTAAAGGAGCCGTTAAAAATAAAAAAGATATTGCAATAATAGAAAAGGCTAATGATAATATTATGAATATTGTTGCTAAATCAGAATTTGATTCTAAAAAATTTATAGAAGAAAATCCAAATTCATTAAATTTATCTAGAATGAAAAGGGGAGGACTACATGGTGCATTATTTAATACAGATACGGGTGAGGTATCTTTATACGCACCTGGAAAAGAAGCAGGTTTTGTTAAAGGTGCAGCTGGTGAAGATAAATTAGATAGTAAATTAAAACTCGCTGGAGACTATTTAGATATCATAAATCAAGTTATTACCGATGAAGGGGATAAAAAAATATTTACAAATTTTTTAAATGAAAAATTATTACCTAGATTTAAAAAAGGTGGAGGTGTTGAGATTACTCCACTACCAAGATTAAATTTTTCTGAAGGTGGCACAGATAATTTTGCAGCAGAGCTAGAGTATTATTTAACAAACCCAGATGCAGAACTACCAAAGATGCAAACATTTGAAGAAACATTAAATCCTATTGTAATGATTAACGATTTAATAGATCCAAGAAACTATCCTTTCTACGCTGATCAATTAGTTCAAGGCGGTGTACGTGTGGCTGAGTTTGCAACTAGACTTTTACCTGCAACAGGAAAATTAATTTCTGATCTTACACGAAAACCTGCGTTTAAAATTACAGGAGCTTCAGGTCAAGGTTATGTGCAGGATTACGATGAGTTACCACAGGGTGCAAATATTAAAGGCACAGGAATATTTTCTGAATTTTTAGAAAATATAACACCAACAGCAATAGAAAAAAAAATTGGTTTAGATAAATTAATAGAGGCAGAAGAACAAAAAATGAAAGACAGAGGATCCACAATTGCACCAAAAATTTTAGGTGAAACTTTAAGTTTAGGTGTTGAGTTTGGTTCACCAATATTCCCTGGTATTAAATTATTAAAAGCATACGCAAATGCAAATAAGTTGCCAGTAGATAACGTTACAAAAGAACTATTAGAAAAAGAAGTTGATAAAGTTTTAACTGAAAGAGGCACTAGTAGAAGAAAATTTTTACAAACAGCTGGAGCCGGTGCATCGTTAATGCTAGCAAAAATGTTAGGCATTGGAGATGATTTTGCAAAAACAACAAAAGTTGCAGAAAAAGCTGTTGCAGAAACTGCAACAGGTGGCGGAGCTCCTCCATACTTTTTTCAACTTGTAGAAAAAATTAAAAAAAGTGGAAAAAAATTTGAATCTGAATTTGATCCAAGAGTTGAAAATAACATAAGTTACGAGGGCTACAACTTAAGAGAAAATTTAACAACAGGAGAAATAACTATTACAAAATCTACTGAAGGTGGAATGAATGTAGGTGATGATGTAATAGAAGGCACTTTGTATGATGAAGCAATTACATATAATCCTGGTGAAGTTGTCATGGGTAGTGACGGTAAACCAATAAAAACAGCCGTTGAATATGATGAGACCACTGTTTCACCAGATTATGAAGGTAAGATGAAAGACGCAGAACCTGGTTTAAATTCCATAGAGGAAATCATACAAATAATAGGGCCTAATAAAATAAAAATGTCCGAGTTGGAAGCAGCTGGTTATAACGTTAACGCTTTTCCAGATAATATTAAAAATTTATTGATAGATGACTTACAAAAGACTAACTAGAACAGTGCCCCCTAAAAGAGGACCTAACCCACAGGGGTTGAATGTTCCCTTAAAACAGGTTAAGATAGTAAACCCGGAGAATATAAATGGCAGATATAGACAAAACGTTACCAAACGTAAAAACATCAATCGAGGTTAATCCTCAAGAAGAAATAGAAATAGAACAACAGAAAGTCGAAGAAGCGGCAGATCCTGGTGTTGAAGTAAATCCATTAGAAGATGGTAGTGTAGAAGTAAATTTTGATCCAAGTAAAGTTAACATAGAAGGTCAACCAGGTCACTTTGATAACTTGGCAGAACTACTACCTGAAGATATTTTAGAACCTATTGGTAATGAACTTACACAAAATTATTTAGATTATAAAATGTCTAGAAAAGATTGGGAACAGTCGTACACGACTGGCCTAGATCTTTTAGGATTTAAATATGAAAACAGAACAGAACCATTTCAAGGAGCTTCAGGTGCAACTCACCCAGTTCTTGCAGAGGCTGTTACACAGTTTCAAGCAGGTGCTTACAAAGAATTATTACCAGCAGAGGGACCAGTTAGAACACAAATAGTTGGTAGACCAGATCAAGAAAAAGAAGCTCAAGCACAACGTGTTAAAGATTATATGAACTACGAACTTATGGAAAAGATGGATGAATACGAACCAGAGTTTGACCAAATGTTATTTCATTTACCACTCGCAGGATCTACTTTTAAAAAAGTTTATTATGATGATTTATTAGAGAGGGCTGTATCTAAATTTGTACCTGCTGATGATTTAGTTGTGCCTTATTCTGCAACTTCATTAAATGATGCAGAAGCGATAATTCAAACAATTAAAATTTCAGAAAATGAATTACGTAAACAACAAGTTTCCGGTTTTTACTCTGATGTTGATTTAGGACCTCCAGGAAATATTAGACAAGATGATGTTGAAAAAAAAGAAAAAGAATTAGATGGCACTAAAAAAACAGGGAGACAAGAACCTATTTATAATTTATTAGAGTGTCATGTAAATTTAGATTTAGAGGGGTTTGAAGATAAAGATGCAGAGCTAAACCCAACAGGAATAAAATTACCATATATAGTTACTGTCGATGAAGGTTCAAAAAAAGTTTTATCAATAAGACGTAACTATCAACCAACGGATCCAAAGAGAAATAAAATTCAATATTTTGTTCACTTTAAATTCTTACCGGGTTTAGGATTTTATGGCTTTGGATTAATACATATGATTGGCGGATTGAGCAGAACCGCAACGGCTGCTCTCCGTCAATTATTAGATGCAGGTACTTTATCAAACCTGCCAGCAGGATTTAAACAAAGAGGTGTTAGAGTTAGAGATGAAGCTGCACCTATACAACCAGGTGAATTTAAAGATGTTGATGCACCGGGTGGATCACTACGTGATGCATTTTTTCCATTACCATACAAAGAACCATCAGCAACACTATTACAATTAATGGGCATAGTCGTTGGTGCAGGACAAAGATTCGCGGCGATTGCTGATATGCAAGTGGGAGATGGTAACCAAGCAGCCGCAGTTGGAACCACAGTCGCTCTTCTCGAGAGAGGCTCACGAGTCATGTCAGCAATTCATAAAAGATTATATGTTGGCATGAGACAAGAATTTAAATTATTAGCAAAAGTATTTAAAACTTATTTACCACCAGTTTATCCTTTTGATGTTGTTGGTGGCAGAAGAGAAGTAAAACAAACTGACTTTGACGATAGAGTAGACATACTTCCTGTTGCAGATCCAAACATATTTTCTATGGCGCAAAGAATTACAATTGCACAAACAGAATTACAATTAGCTACATCTAATCCACAGATACATAATTTATACGCCGCTTACAGAAAAATGTATGAGGCTTTGGGTATAAAAAATATTGATCAAATATTACCACCACCCGCACCAATGCAACCGATGGATCCAGCACTTGAACACATTAACGCTTTAGGTGGCAAACCTTTTCAAGCTTTTAGAGGACAAGATCACAGAGCACACGTTACAGCTCACTTAAATTTTATGTCTACTAACATTGTTCGTAAC